TAATAGAATTACTTAAAAACGGAGGATAATCACCATCAGTTTTTATATTAAATCTAGGAACTGTAAAAATATTAATATTATTAAAGTCACAACTATCTGAGAAATTAATTTGATTAATTAACACTCTGTTAGATTTATCTGGATCTACACAAATATTATAAAAATATTGAATATAATCATTTATAAAAGTATCATTACTAACTACCTGGCTATCAATTAATATATTAGCGAAATTTTTATTTAAAAAAGCTTTATAATCAGCTATACTTACTAAACGTTCTTGTGAACTAAACAATTTAGGAGCATTATCTCTAATTTGTTCAACAGACTCTTCATCAGTAACTGGTGAAGATGGTTGTGGATTAACAAAAGTTAACAACGAATTATTAGTAGCTGAAATAAAGGTAGTAGTATCTTTGTCTGTATAAGTATCGTCAAAGATTTGTCTCTGTCTTGAACTATCGTAAGCAAATAATTTATTTCCGTTGATAGCATTAGTACTTATAACTCCCTTAACCCCGTCAGATAAAATATAATTTATAGAAACTATATCCCCGCTTTGAAGTTTTTTACCAGAAGTTCCATCACCAAATTTTATTGTAAAATGTCCGTTCTCATTTAATCGCTTTTCATACACCCTAGCACTACTATCCTTTATATATAAACTATCTACTTCCTTATATTCATAATAAGTTCCGGAATCAGCTTCTTTTACATATACGCTAATTGTATCATCAGCTATAAATCTACTATCCGAAGAATCTAGAATATTATCTACTACTATAGTAATTGATTCAAAATTTTCCCCTTGTGCAATATAGTCAGGATACTCACTTAAACGGCCCTGATATAAGATTACATTATTATCTAATTCTAATAATTGTTGTTGTTTAGCTTCATTAACAGTAAAGCTATAATCATCATTAAAGGTATAAGCTATATTATCTACTAAAAAGAAAGAATTTTTTCTTATTGTATAATTACCTACAGCAAGATCTTTAGTTGCCGAAGCTCGTATAGAAGCTAAAGACGTCTTTTTACCTACAGGTTTATAACCAATAACCTTTACGATTTTATTCATATTTTCGTAAAGAGACGCTTGGTCAAAGGTAGTTTCAGAAGCCGTATTATTTAAGTAGAAAAGTAACACATGGTATGAATAAGCAATTATATCAATTACAGCTGCTAAATTACTACCTTCAAAATTTTGATCAGTAAATTTTTCATTTTCGTTTAAACGTTGAATTATAAAATCTTTCAAGCTAACAGCATCGAAAGCTGCATATGCATCTTGAGGTAAATTAAAATCTAAAAATTTGTTATCAGAAGCCATTTTTATACAAAGTTATATCCATTACTATTTAATACAGATCTAAGTGATAGTCCATATACATTAAGAGACGGAACATTTATTTGGAGTGTTATATTATATTCTTGTTGATCTTCATTAGCACTTACTTCAACATTTTCTAATTCAATTCTAGGTTCAAGACCAGGTAATCTTTCTTCAATATCTGTTTGTATTTCTAATTGAGTAAAAGGACTTACAGGTTCAAAAATAAATCTTCTTAAATCTATTCCAAATTCCGGGTTAAGAATTTTTTGACCTGGAGAAGTTAGTAACGCATTTGCTATGCTATTTTGTATAGATTCAATATCAAATAACCCCTGTACATCTTTTAGCTCTTCTTTACGATTAAGCTGTCTGTTAAAAGATACTCTATTTTTTATATCTAAAAATAAGTCCTTATACAGGTAATTCTGTTTTAAAGCATTTTTTTCTGCTTCAGTAACTGATACTGAATCTATCTTTATTAAAGCCATTACTTATATTTAATAGCAAAGCTCTTTTACACTTTCTCTTCGTCGTATTTTAGCTCTCTATCGTCATTATCGCTATATACACTCTTTAAAATTTCAGCAGCTAACTCATCAAAGCTCTCTTCCTCCTCTTCTTTATCTGCAATATGCAAAGCAGCTAAATATTTGTTTTTAGCTTCTTTAGTACCTTTAGTACAACCAACTTTTTTACTTCCTTTATATATGCAGTATTTACTACCTTCTTTTTTAGCTTTATATGGCATTTTTATTGTAAATATTTATAGATTTAATAAATAATTATATGTCTAAACAACACAGAAATTTTGGAAAAGATATTGAACAATTAAACGAGACGTACAACGAAATGTTGAACGGTGCTCATATGTTTCAAAACACCGGTAACCCACAAGCTGCAGCTGATAGTATGAGAGAAGATGATAAACCATTTTCTCCTAGTCATGGTGCACAAGATAAGATTCCGTTTGAAGATAACGAAGATGATAAAGGTATTGACCATCTTAAGCATGCTTTAAAGATTCTTGGTAAGACTAAGCTTATGAAGCATCTCGAAGAGATGGAAGAGGATATCGAAGATGAAGAGTTTAATTTTAAAGGCGGTGACATCGAACACGACTGAGCGTCTCACATTAAGCATCCTCAGTTTGGGGAGTCAGTCAAGAAAGTCCTTCACCACAGCTTAACTTCAGCAGGTGTTATTGAAGAATATTATGTTGAACATAACGGTAAATTAGCAAAAGTACTTGCAGAAGAAGTTACAGTAGTTCAATTAAATGAGCATGGTGGTAAGAAGAAGAAAAAGAAATAGCGCAATTACGGCCGATCTGGCATAAATAAATATATGGCTAAAGAAAAGAAGTTTGTAAAGCTCTTTGAAAACTATATGCGTAGATTTGAACGCGGCGGCTTTTTAGTAGGCGACGTTTTTAAGTTTAACGATGACTTTAAGAGTCATGACGCGTATAAAGATTTAGGAGATAATATTAAAGAGCTTATAGATGACATGATTGAATCAGGTCTTCATATTAGAGTAGTTAATATAAAAGATACTGACCCAGCTCGTTATCCTGCTAATGATCAAACTTCTTCTCTTAAAACCGTTTTAGACATAGCCTTAGATACCGGAGGCGGTCGTTTTTCTCATTATTGCTCTGTACCCTGTGGGCTAGGTCAACCTGTTCAATATGCTCCAAATCTATTACCTATACCTGACGCAATGAGGCGTAAGGATAAAGTTAATATTAAACCAGAAGAAGCTGAAGAGGATAAAGATAACATTCAGAATAAGACAGATAAGGGTAATGGAGAGCTGAGTAATACTGAAAGATCTTTACCTAAAGATAATACTAAAATTCCATCTGAACCAGCTACTCCTTCTCCGGAAGTAAATTCTTATACTAAGCAGTATATTACCAATTAATATATTCTGTTACAACCCTTCCAACACCCCAATATAGTCCTGCTCCTAATACAGCGTAGTCGGTAAATGTTTCAGCCCCGTCTACACCAACATAATCTCTACCAGTTAAAAAGCGCCAGCTGTTATTTTCCCAGACTTCTGTAGTATATCTTATACCTTTTCTAGCAGGCCATGAAGTAACAAAATATAATCTGTTAGCATTTTGTCCAAATCCTATTCTTAAATCCCAATCTATTATTGTTCTCGGAGGCGCGCCCTTTACAGTAATCTTTTGCTGTGATTCAAGGCCAGCTGGAGACCAAATTTTAAGCACTCTATCTGAAGGAGTGTCACCTCTAGCTTGCAATATAAACGCAGAAGAGGTTATCAGCTGATAACTGTAATCTTGATCACCACCTCCAATCTTCTTCCAACCTTCCGAAAGAGGAGGAAATGTTTTTGACATTGCATAATAATATCCTTCCCACATGCCTTCATTTTGTATCCAAATTATATCGGCAGTGTTTTGATCTCCTTTTAGCAGTCCCATAGACTCCTGAAGATTAGATTCATTAAACGTTATTGGGACAGGAGTACCTCTATTAACAATGCTTAATCCTCTTCTCTCAGTAACTGTTTTAGTACTAGGATCAACATAACCTGCAACAACTAACCCCCAGTCTTCATCTTGCTTAGAATCTATCATGAAGCCTCGCTCTACTACTAGACCAGACATGTCATCAT